TCTGAGGCTTCAAGGCTTGTTATTATTCTACGTATGGTCATTATAGACCAGAATGGAAATTGTTTTTGCCAATCATCGTAGGTATTGTATGTCCAGTAATGACCATCGTGGTAATTTTTGTTGGCTTTTGTATTAATTTGTATCCAGTAATTAATCTGTTGTAATACTATAGCCTCATTTAAGCCTATTATCTCTGCAAGGTCAACATTAATTACTAGCGGTTGCCTTGTAAATAAGTATTTGCTCACGCTTTATCACTCCTACAAAATAAAATAGGAGTGGGCGGTTCTTATCCGCCAAACTCCGGACCGTAGCCCAATTTTTGGTCTATGGCTTCTAGCAATCTTTTGATTATACAAAAAGGCTTAACCAGTTTTAGCCGGCTAAGCCTTCTCGCATAAAAGAAAAGAGGTATTAAGAAGAAGAACACGGGATTACATTGTTTGCTAATTATATTATATACCTTGACAAAAGCTTTGAAAAGAGGGGTTTTAGGTCGATTTTTGGTCGGATTTAAGATAAATTATACTATATATGCTATATCTGTTTAGCAATGTTATACAATATGCACAAAAAGTTGTATAAATCTTTGTGAAATATTACTATTGTATATCGTCGTTAACGGTGATATACTAAATATAGAGGGTGAGGAAATCCCCACAATATGAAAAGGAGAGTGTTGGAAATGAAGATTATCAATTATGGAAAGGTAAATGATTTAAGATTATTTGCAATTGTTACGGAAGATGGTATATACCCATTAACAAAATCAGATTTGGAATTCCAAAAGCCCGATATACAAATTAATTACGATAGCGGTGTTTATCCATCGATTACAAATCTCGCACAATATATATGTGACACGGTTTATATTAATAATATTAAGGAGAGTGTTAAGATGATAACTAAAATTGCGGAATGGAAGCAAGTAGTAAAGGGATATAAAGGGTCTTTAGAAATCGAACAAAACGGAAGACGCAGAATAATTTATGCCACAAAAGAAGAAATTGAAAAGGCAAAAAAAGAATACCCAAACGCACAATATGAACTGATAGATGCGCTAAAATATTCCGGAACATATTAGAGTATAAAGGAGGTATAAACAATGGCAAAAAGCATGATAGCCGTAAGGTTAGACAAGGAAATTATCGAAAAAATAGAGTCGTTGTCTCTGGAAGGCAACGTGTCGCAATGGATAAGGTTGTTAATCCAGAAAGAATTTGAAAGGCTACAAAAAGAGGAGGAAATTATAATGAAAAAAATATATGCTGACTGGAGAAACGTTTCAGAGAAAATGTTGGAAGATGGTATGAATGGTAGTATAGATTGTGGGGAATCAAAAGTAAGAGAAGACTTTGCAAACTTCGCTGGGATAGAAGAAATAAGTTTTGAAGAAATGTTAGAGTTGGAAAAAGATTATACAAAAAATGAAACAAAATAAAGACTTGAGAAAGAAGAAAAGCCCCTTAAATAGGGGCTTATTTTTTACCACCATTTCCACCACCATTTTACCACCATTTTAAGTTTAATAGACTTATAACATAGCTATAACAAAGCTTTTGCAAAACATGCACATGACTTTTAATCATGGTGTCCCGCGTTCGAGTCGCGGATGGCTCAGTCTCTTATAAATAAAGCATCTTCAGAATCGGTGAGGATGTTTTTTTTATATCTTTTTAGGCTATTTACCACCATTTTTACCACCATTTCAGATTTTAAAGGCATTTTTCAGCTTCTCCATTTCCTGTTTTTTCTTTTCTGGCAGCACATGGGAATATATCTCTGATGTTACTTGCATGGTTGAATGCCCTAGTAAATCCTGCATTATTTTCATATCTATCCCATTTTCTAAGCCTGCCGTTGCAAAAGTATGCCTGAGCCAGTGTAGATTTATCTTATCTATTCCGGCATTTTTTAGAAATGTATGGAAATATTTTGTGAAATTCCGGGGATTAATAGGCTTGCCGTCCTTGCTACAGAATATATAACTATTGTCAGCATATTCCGCACATTCCAGTTTTTCTATATTTTGTTTATGCTTATGTAGCTTCAATCTCTGGATGGTATCATCAAGCAGCGGTATTATTCTTTGCTTATTATTCTTTGTTGTACCTTCTGTATTGGCATATTTCCCCACCTTATCAGCGTCAAATATCTTTATCCGGTTCAGGCTCTTGTCCACATTTAATAATTTCTGTTTCCAGGCTATATCTTGCCATTTTAGGCTTAATAATTCGCCTCTCCGTATGCCTGTGCTAAGCATAAGATGAAATGCCACACCTAAACGGTGTTGTGATAATGCTTTTATAAGTGTATGCCTCTGAGACGCGCTTAAAACGTCTACGGTACACTTTTTAGTTTTGGGAATGATAATATATTCGGCAGGGTTTTTTGATAGCATATCGACGCGTACAGCGTGGGACAAACTCATCTTGGTAATTGTTGCAGTTAGTTGTGCATTTCTTGTATTTCCCAACTTATTTATTATTGCTTGTATAGTATGATTCTTAAGCTCCTCCATCTTAATATGCCCTAATTCAGGCTTAATATATAGCCTTATTATCCTTTCGTACTGCTCAAAGGTGAGCGGCTTAATCTTGTTATGCTTATACGTCCAAAGCCATATGTCAAGCCATTCATCAAATTTAAGCTTGCAGGGTTCCCTATGAGTACCAAGTGTTATTTCTGCGGTAATTTTCTTAAGCCTTTCCTTTATTTCAGCTTCCGTCTTGCCGTAGATACTTTTCTTTTTACCGTCTAATCGATATATACCTTCCCAACTTCCATCCGTGCGTTGTCTTATAGTTCCTTGTCCGTGTCCTCTCTTTTTCATCTGTATTTCCTCCTCTCTTGTATACAAAAAAAGCCTTTTCAGGCTTAATCGTATCCAAATAGCTTTAATATTCCGCTTACGAGTATTAATGCTATTACAATGTAAAAAACTAGCTTAAATTGTGCTTTGTAGTATTTTTTAACTAACATATGTTACTCCTCTTTGGGAATTGTTTTGTTATTGTTGCGATGATTTAAAGCTATTAATAAAAGTATTAATATTATTAAGCTTATAATAACAAATGTTATATATAGTTTATAATCAATAAAATATGCGTACCAATGTATAGGCATAGTCCCACGATTAATTTCGCATGTAAAATCACGCCATATGGGATAAAATTTTAATTCCTTTCCAAAATCTGGTGTGTCGAATTGAACTTCATAGCTTGTAGTAACCCTATATGCTCTCATAGGCATATAAAATGCCGTACATATACTAAGCATTAATATATATATATAGCAATTACTATTTTTTGCTTATAATTCATATTATCACCTACTTTTGTGCATATTTACCAATCAAAATATGTAAATTTACATATATTATAATTATATTCCAACTTATTACAAGTAAAATCCACGAACGGTATCGTTCAGTTCACGAACAACATATGTGTTGCTGTTTGTGCGCTAGAACATACTGTTTAATCTTTGTGCAACATTTTGTATTGAAACATTTCCACCTCTTTGTTAATATAGCCGTACTAACTTATTATTTATTAGGAGCGTGTGTTTATGCAAAAGATAACTTTACCACCACATATCGAATACATAATCATAAATGGAGTAAAATATATCAATATTAATTTTTCTGTTTAATAGGTATAGCTGCCTGTATAAGCCCTTTTATATCTTCTGGAGTTAAAACTTTATCTTTATCGATAGATATTGCATCAATATAGGGCTTTAACTCCTCAGGTATATTTTCATTTTTAATGATTACATTATTTTTAGCATTAGTTAAGCCAAGTAGATAATCAGTTGTACAACCGAATATTTCAGCTAGTTTGCATATAGTTGCATTATCAGGCTCACGATTGCCTTTTTCATAATTTGTTATAGCATTATCATTTACACCAATTTTTTCTCCTAATTCTTTCTGGGTTAAGCCTAATTCCAATCTAAGCTGTTTTATTCTTTTTGCCAACATAAACTAATCACCTTTTTTTACAAATATTTTCTCACACCAAGTGAGATATAACAACTCACAATTTGTTAGTATTTCACAAAAAAACTTCCTCACAATTTGTTAGTATTTACTGTTGTAATCTCACGTAATGTGAGGTATAATATCATAGGAGGTGGACAAGTGAGAACAAAAACATATATTACTACTTACGAATCAGCCCGTCTACGCTCTGGTTATGACCGAGAAACAGCTTCAATGTTGTTAGGTATCTCGGAAAGCTATTTAGAAAAAATAGAGTTCCAAATTAAAAAGCCAGGCAGAGAAACGCTGAAAAAAATGAGCAAATTATATAAAACAACAATGGATGAACTTTTCGTATAATATTTTTTTGCTCAAAATACTCACAATTTGTGAGTATGAAACAATTTTCAAAGAACCACAGCTATTTTATGAAATTTCCGCAATTGAAACAATGGTAATAATAACCAACTTTTAAGAAGTTTGAACGTAAGCATTTGTGTAATCTGTACAGTTTTGAAGTAAATATAGCGACAGCGTGACTTGAGATGATGCTAGGCGATGATGGCTTATATAAGCTGAGCCCAAGGCTATGACATGCGATGACCGTAAGCGAGCGTGTTAGTTGATAGAGTCACAAATTTTATTTTTAAAATATACCAAAGAAGGGAGCTTTTTATGTCTGATAATATATTTGAATTAACAATAAGTAGTGATGGCGATATTAGCAAAATTGGTTTTGAAACATTATTAGAAGCTCAGAAATATGTTATTAGAAATTATACATTTGATAAGCCTGTATTACATGACTGGAATTATTTTGAGGGAATAACGAACGAATATATCATTAAAAAAATTTCTTTAAATTTATCTAAATCTCAGGAGGGCTAACAAATGAATATTAAAGCTATTCTAGAAACAAAAATCGGAGAAATAAGCAATGCAGAGCTAGTTTATGCAGTATCATGCTTAGAAAGTACAGGTCTTATTGCACATATCGATAGCCCACCTGTAATTTTCGATAGGCTTTCTACTTATATTGACGAATATCGGAGGTGTAGCAATGCAAGCTGATTATATTGTGCGTGTTGCCTCTTGCTTATTACTAGGCTTGATAGGCGTTTATATTTTGCTTAAAGAAACAATCATAGAAGAGGAGGTTGAAGAAATTGATAATGATGAATATGGAATCCTTGAAGGATATAAAAGCAGAAGAAATTGATTTAAGCCGTATGATTATAACTTTTGTTATGGCTACAGGAGAAGAAATTGAGATATTGACAACAAAAGAACACGGAAGAGCAATAGTTGAAACGCTTGAAAAAGTGTGTATACATGAGTCGGAATGGTATCAGAATTTGGACAAGCGAATTGATGAGCTTGAAATTAAACTTGATGCTCTCGAAGGCAATGTTACAGATGATTTATCTTTTAGAATAGCAATATAAAAAGGAGGATGCTTTATATGGATAACTTAGCACTTAAAATTATTGATGAAATGCAAGACGGAACATCGTTTGTAATTGACAGCGATTCCAAAGCAGAATGGGCAATTAAGAAATTACAGGAAGAAACAGCCGAAACACAAAGAATGATTAACGTTTGCGACACCTTCATATCTGAGTATCAGTTTAAAAAGCAAAAGGAACTTGAACATCTTGAAACAAGGACTTTCTTTTTAAAACAACAGCTACGGGAGTATTTTGAAAGAGTACCGCATAAAGTTACGAAAACGCAGGAAACATACACATTGCCATCGGGTAAGCTTAAATTAAAAATTAAGGAGCCTGAATTTATTCGAGATGAAAAAGTCCTGGGTAAATGGCTTGAAACTAACAATTATCTTAATTACTACGAAATTGTAATAAAGCCCAAATGGGCTGAATTAAAGAAATGTGTAGAAATATCCGGTGATAAGGTAGTTGATGCCGAAAGTGGACTCTTAATAGAAGGTGTAATAGTTAAGCAACGTGAGAATGAATTTGAAATCGAATTTTAAGGAGGAATTAACAATGGCAATAGTAGCGAAAGAATCATCAGGCAAGGCATTTGAACCAATTCCGGCAGGAACATATATGGCGATATGTTATTCTGTAATCGATTTAGGCGTACAGATAAACGAAAAGTTTAACGTTAAATCACGCCGTGTAATGCTTACATGGGAGACACCAGACGAAACAATTGAGATTGAAGGAGAACAAAGGCCAAAAGTTATATCGAAGGAATATACTTTAAGCTTATCGGAACGAGCAGCTTTACGCAAAGACCTTGAAGCTTGGAGAGGCAAAGTATTCACTAAAGAAGAGTTAGAAGGCTTCGACTTACAGAATATCTTAGGCAAAGCTTGCCAATTGCAGATTATACACAAAACATCTGCTTCTGGCAATATTAGAGCAGGCATAAATGCAATAATGGGCTTACCTAAAGGATATTCAGCCCCTTCACCGACCAACAATCAAATTTATTTTGACCTTACCAATATTGCTTGCGTGGAGCAGATGGACACGCTTCCCGAATGGATACAAGGCAAGATTAGGCAATCGGAAACATGGCAAGAGCTAACAAAGCCACCATTAAGCGTTGTTGTAGTAAACGAGGATGATAATGGCGATGATGGAATGGATGATTTGCCGTTCTAATACTACGGGGGCTTATATAGCCCCTTTTTCATGCGAAAGGCGGTGAAAATGTGGCAGAAGTAAAATGGATAAAGCTTTCAACCAACATGTTTGATGATGAAAAAATCAAACTAATTGAAGCTATGCCGGACCGAGATACCATATTAATAATTTGGGTTAAGCTTCTAGCTCAAGCCGGAAAATGTAATGCAAGCGGATATTTACTACTGAATCAAAATATACCTTATACCGATGAAATGCTTTCAACAATATTTAACCGCCCAATTGGAACCGTAAGAATGGCATTAGAAATATTTAATAGGTTTGGAATGATTGATATTGATGATTCAACTTTGCATATTTCTAACTGGGAAAAGCATCAGAATATTGAAGGTATGGAAAGAATACGTGAACAAAATCGGGAAAGGAAAAAACGACAAAGAGAAAAACAAAAATTGTTACCGGATAAAATAGTGTCACGTGACAGTCACGTGACGTCACATCAAAGTCACGCACTAGATATAGATAAAGATATAGAAAAAGAAAAAGAAATAAAGAAAAACAAAAAAACATATGCAGATGTAGTTCTTCTCACCGATGAAGAATACCAAAAATTAGTAACGGAATATGGAGAGAAGGGAGCCAATACAAGAATACAAGACTTATCTTTCTATATCCAAAGCAAAGGCAAAAAATATAATAGCCATTATGCAACGATTCAAACATGGGAAAGAAAGAATAATACTGCTACAAAAGCACAAAAAGAAGAATGTCCGTATAGGGAGGTGGATTGATGCTTTTATATAATTTAGAAATTGAAAAGGCTGTTTTGGGTAGTCTAATCTTAGATAATACTTTAATTAAGGCAACGGCAATGAAAATAAGCGAATCTCATTTCTCTCTAGAGCTACACAAAAGCATTTACAAATCAATTTTAAAATTATATGAAGCGCACAAAGTTGTAGATATTGCAACGCTTGGCGAGTACGATATAACTTATATTGTACAGCTTATGAACACGGTTGTTACAACACAAAATATTAAGCATCACGTCAAGCTCTTGTCTGACCTTGCAGTAAGGAAAGAAATGTTACAAGCCGCCGATAAAATAAAGGCTATAGCAACAGATGATGATATAACAAATATTGAACTGGTTAAATCTGAAGCTATACAAACGCTTAATAGCATATCAATTCCTACTATTAAAAATAAAAGTAAATCTATGTCAGAAGCTGTTATGGAGTCCTTGCGAATACTTGAAGAATCCTTCAAAAAAGGCAACGATGCTTATTTAAAATGGAATATGCATTGGTTACAGCTTAAAACAGGCGGTATGAAACCGGAATATACTATCTTAGCCGCAAGACCTTCTGTAGGTAAAACGGCTTTTGCGTTGCAAATGGCGTTAGGCATCGCCAAACAAGGCGGTAGAGTGCTTATATTTTCTCTTGAAACAATGTCAAATATTCTGATAAATCGTATGATTTGTAACCATGGCAATATTAAAAAAGATCTTTTTGATAATCCAACAACGATTACAGAACAGGATTTTATTAATATTAATAATGTTGCCGGACAAATCTATAATTTGCCTATAACCTTATTTGACGATGTTTTTACGATAGAAGAATTAGTTTTAAAATCGGAAGAAATAATTTCGAGTGAAGGCGTTGACCTTATTATTATAGATTATTTACAGTTGCTTGAAACTCACAAGAAAGCTAATAATCCGAATGAAAGAGTAAGCTATATTAGCCGACAGATTAAGAAACTACAGCAACAGAACAACATTCACATAATGGCTTTATCTCAATTTAGCAGAGAAGCTGAGAAACAAAATTATCCAACTTTGCATAATTTAAGAGATTCAGGAAGCTTAGAACAGGATGCAACCAATGTTTGGTTTTTGCATGTAGAAAATCAGGAAGAATATAAGCCTGGAACTGCTATCGATACTCAATTGATTATTGCGAAGCAAAAGGAAGGACAACGTAATATAAAGAAAACGCTTAAGTTTTACGGAAATTCACAAAGATTCTATGATAATTAGGAGGCATATAATGATAAAAAGTAAAAGTGCAATGGATTGTTTAAATGCTGCAGAAAATTTTGTATCGGAATTTGTTGTTAAATATAATAAAAGGAAATCTGATTTATATACTGTTTTATTTTACAATTTTAATTACTATAAAAATCTTATTAATCGAGATATGACATTGCATGATGCTAGTGAACTATTATCAGTTAATTTACTTGAATCTGTAATTAAAGAAGGTTCTTATGATGATAATCCAAAATCGACTAAATATATTCTAAATAAGAATTTTGATTATGATTGTATTTTGGAAAATTCACTAAAAATTTATAAAGAACTTTTAATTTCAAATTATGGATTAGAATATTTTAAAACAATTCAAGAACTAAATCCATATGATATGGGTATTATTTATTTAAACAACTTACCATATCAAGAATATTTAAACAGTAAACATTGGAAACATTTTCGCTCTGAGTTTTTGAAGTTTGCAAATGGAAGATGTCAACTTTGCAATAATAGCAAAAATATTAATGTTCATCACAAAACCTATATAAACAAAGGATTTGAAACATTTAATGATGTTATAGCATTATGTGAAGAATGCCATTCAAAATTCCACGACAAATAGGAGGTACTTATGTTCTACAAAGAAAATCCGGACTACCCTGCCGCTCGTATGCTAATTGAAGATAATCAGATCTGTTGCTTATCTCAGATGTGCAACGAATGCGTAAACGAAAGCATTTGCAAGCCTGTACCACTACCATTATTAAAACAAATATTGGGGGTGAATAAAAATGCGAATAATAGCAATTGACCCTGGTAACTTTGAATCAGCTTATGTTATAGCTGATAGTATTGATTTGAAGCCACTTGATTTTGGAAAGATACCAAACTACGAACTATTGGATAAGCTTCGTCATGTACCAAATAACTACCATATAGCAATAGAAATGATTGCCTCATATGGGATGGCTGTTGGCTTAGAAGTATTTGAAACAGTATTCTGGATAGGGCAATTTTGGGAGGCTACAAATAAGCTACATCGAACTAGGATATACCGGAAAGATATTAAGATGCACCTATGCGAGACAATGAAAGCTAAAGATTGTAACATCAGACAAGCCTTGATTGACCGCTTCGGAGAAGTCGGGACGAAAAACAATCAAGGATTTTTTTATGGCTTCAAGGCAGATATATGGCAAGCATTCGCAGTTTTAGTAACATACTACGATTTAAATAATACATAGGAGGATACAATATGCCAAAACCTTGCGAATTTATGGCAAAGATTTTGCAACGCAGGAAAGATTTTTGTATAAGCATAACAACTTTTGCGGATATGTGCGGGATTGATTTAATCCGCTATAGCAAGCTAGAACATGGATATGCAAAGCCAAAGGAACACGAACGAATGGCGATGAAAGAAGTATTACAGATAGAAATAGAAAAAATATTAAAAAGCAATAGAGAAAGCCGACTTTTATAAACTTGACAATACATAAAAACTTTTTAGGGGTTTTTATTTTTTTATATTAAAAATAAAAACATTGGAGGTATTAATAATGAGAGGAATCGAGGAAGCACTACAAGACCACAAAAACGCTGTTAGGATGCTTGAATACGCTACGGAGCAGAGAGATATTGACACTGCAATAAACTTGATGAAATTAGCTGATGATAAGTTAAGGATATTTCGAAATATGGACCCAAGATGTTTTGATGAGCTAAATTACATAGAAGAAGAACCAACGATGCTTGACCGTATTAAAGCGAAGTGGGCAAAGAAGAGAGGAGGGGAAGCTTATGAAGTTACGTATCAGAAAAAGGCAATCTAGCAAGGGCTACTACATCAAAGGCTTCATCATCCTTACGCTATTCATAAGCCTTGGTTGCTACGGCAACGCAAAGCTTAATGAGAAAACTGGAGGTAAGCCTATCGAAACATGGGCGTTGCATGAAATATCCGGTAGAAATGAAGTGGAAGAACAATGGCGTGTTCAGACTGAGAATATGGAAGAAGAAAAGCTTAGAATACAGCTTGAGAAGGAAACATTAGCCCGGGAGAATGGACAGCTTATAGAGCTTGTCAGCAGGGGTGATAACCGCAAGACTAAGCCTATATTAGATTATGCTAAATTATCATGCCCCAGATACATAGCTGAGCTTATGGAGCGTATGAGTGCCGCTCATGGCTTCCCGAGCATAGCAACAGTGTACTGCATTGCTTATTAGTTATAAAAGAACATGGATTTCCAGTTATAAGCAAAGAAAAAGCGGGTAAAATACAACATTTGCAAAGACCTACGGAAAAAAATAAAACTGTTAGACATGCAATACTTACAGGTGAAACTGGAAAGTTAGGTGGATACAAAACAAGAGAAACGGGCTCACGAATGAGACTTCCTCAAAAATGGCTTAATTTATTTGCGGGAGATTACAACGAACAATATGGCACTAACTACAAATCAGCCCCATTCAAAGTATCTGCTGACTGCTGTTACTACATGAAAGAGAAGCCCTGCGAAAATTATGCCAAAGAAACTAAATCTAAGCCTTATATTGGGTTAATGGCTTCCGAAGGTGGACAAAGAGAAAAAGCACTTATGAAACACGGATGCAATTATTATGGCAAAACTGTAACAAGAAGCTGTCCATTTGCAATATTTTCAAGGCAGGACATATTGCAATTAGCAATTGACTTACAGGTTCAAGTTCCCGCGATATATGGAAGTATAGAGCGTAAGGAAGATGGAACGTTATATACCACCAGGGCACAAAGAACTGGATGTTCAATGTGTGGATTTGGTATTCACATTGAAACAAGACCACACCGTTTTGACAGACTTAGGGAAGACAATCCGAACGAATGGAAATTTTGGATGTACGAAATGGGTTGGGGCAATGTATTGGACTATATAGGCATTGAGTGGCAATAATCAAGCAGCAGTTATCAAAGAATAGGAGGCGAAGAGGATATGATTAGAATACTTTTAGCATGGATGATTGACGAGCTTAACAGCAATAATCTTGAGAAAGCCGCAAGGATACAGAGGGTATTAAGACGGCTTAGAAATGAGAGGTGGAATTAATGCAAATCCTTAATCACAAGCAACGCAAAGAACAGCAGAGGATTGAGCGTAACCTTAATCGTATGATAACGCTCAGAGAAGCTAACGACCTTATTATTAAGACTGAAAAAGACTTATCCAAAAGATTTGAATATCTATTTACGCTCTGTATATGCGGTATATTATCTTCCGAGCCTTACAAATTTGGAAAGAAGCGTATACATGATGTTCTATCAGTTTTCTTCGGACAGATAGAAGCTTTAGTCACCGGAAATATATCCTGTGAAGATATGGAGCAAATTGCTTTAGATTTAGGAATAAAGATACTAAAAAAGGATGGCATATTTCAAGTAGATGTGTCACATTATTTGCCACGTAGGAGCGAAGGAAATAGCAAAGCAATATAATAACACTATTCGAAGCCAATATGTCTTAAAATGCAAAATATAAGCTTACAAAGGCATATTGGCTTTAATGCTAGGCTAGACCATATTCCCGACGTGGGAAAAATGATAATGCACAACGTAATGTGCATAGTTAGCGGAAATATGGCTATTATGATTTGCATATTATGCACAAAAAATGCAAAGTAGGACAAAAATTTATGATATTGGAGGACGATAAAATGTGTAAAATTAAGAGTGCAATCGTACTAAAGGATAGGATATATATGCCATTCGAGCATGACCATCATACACAAATGTTGGAGGAACTTGGAATGAAAGACGATAGCGAGTTTCCGAACTTCGTTCGAGTAGAAATATGCCCTGTTGATGGCGATATTTATAATCATAATCTTGATAACTGGAAATTAAGCGTTGACCAAGATTATAGACCTGATTGGTTCGATGCTGATAAGGCTGATAAAGATTGTAAAGTTAAGATTCAAGAATGGTTTGATAAGCATTTTATAATTGACAAAGAAGTTGAAAGACTTGAATCAGGCATATATAGAGTAAAAAATAGTAAAATTAAGGTTTTGGGAGGAAATGCAAAGTTATTGGAGATGTGGGGTACATCCTCTGTAGGTGAGATGTGGGGTACATCCTCTGTAGGTAAGATGTGGGGTACATCCTCTGTAGGTGAGATGTGGAATACATCCTCTGTAGGTAAGATGTGGGGTACATCCTCTGTAGGTGAGATGTGGAATACATCCTCTGTAGGTAAGATGTGGGGTATATCCTCTGTAGGTAAGATGTGTGATACATCCTCTGTAGGTGATATGTGTGATACATCCTCTGTAGGTAAGATGTGTGATACATCCTCTGTAGGTGATATGTGTGATACATCCTCTGTAGGTAAGATGTGTGATACATCCTCTGTAGGTGGGATGTGGAATACATCCTCTGTAGGTGAGATGTGTGATACATCCTCTGTAGGTAAGATGTGTGATACATCCTCTGTAGGTAAGATGTGTGATACATCCTCTGTAGGTAAGATGTGGGGTACATCCTCTGTAGGTAAGATGTGTGATACATCCTCTGTAGGTAAGATGTATGATACATCCTCTATTACAATTCCACATTCAAAAAATGTAAAAATAAAATCCATGCACGATAACGCAACAATAAAAGATTTATCCAGCGATAAGCCACGCATAATTATAGCTGACGATAACGATTTTGAGATTGTTAAGCATAAGGAGGCGAACAAATGAACATATACGAACGAGCTATTGAGCATTGGGGCAAAGAACGGCAGATTGAGAAGACGATTGAAGAACTATGTGAGCTACAGATTGAACTTGAAAAGGAGACGAGAGGCGTTGGCGATAGACAGGCTATATTATCCGAAATGGCAGACGTATTAAACACTATTGAGTATGTGCTTATAATTAAAGGCTTTACGCAAGAAGAAGTAAGCTATGCTAGACATTTAAAAATGCAACGCACTATGGAGCGTATAGAGAGGGAGTGTGAGGGAGAATGATAACTGTTGGAAGACACATAAATGGAATAACGCTCAATGGCTTAGAATATTTGCTTGACGATAATGGTGAGATTATGCAATTTAGAAGCAAAGGAAAAGCGAAAAAGTGGTTATTCGATGCAGGCTGTTCGGCGGATGAACTATATTGGCTTGTATTTGAACAAGTTAAAGTGGATAAGGAGCGTGAGGCTGATGAGCATGTACAAGCTTAATAAGATAAGCCTGTCCAAACGTGAAATATATAAGCGGATATACTCCTACGACAGCCTTGTAAGAGCAATAAAAGAGCTACTGTGGATTATAGAGTGTAAAGAGCATAATGAATATGGACACACGAGCAAGACGGTCGAAACGAAGATATATTGCTATGATGGACGGATTTTGGAAGCTATAAGAGCAAAATTTTGCGAAGAAAGCGAGGGAATGTAAATGTGGGATGATAAATTAAAGCAAGCTATTATTAATATAGTGGCTGAATACGCAAATAATCATAGAGATATGTGGGGAGTCGATGAATATGTTTGGCAAAATGACAAAGCTCAATTAGATGCAATTAATTTGTTCAATGAGTTAATTTTTATGCTGCCATCAGATGAAGAGGAAAGTGAGGAAATGGAAGATGAGTGACTTTTGGGCAGGATTTATAATGTGTTTTATCTGGTGGATGACTCATTCATTCGTCAAAAGATTTATGCAACATGAGGTATGGGTAGACAAATATGAGCTTCAAAGGCTATATGCTAAAGAGCAAGAGTTTAAGTCCGAGTTGTGGAAAGTGCCATATTTATTAGAAAATGCGATAAAAGTTAAATATAAAAATGAGAGCGAGGCGGGAGAATGAGTGAGATAAGCCCAAGACCGTGGTATATTTCGGGAATTTATGTAAAATGTAATGATAATAAAGTTGTTATGAGATTAAACGCTGACATATCAGTTGAAAACTTGCGTCACATATTGAAATGCGTAAACGCATACGACAGCCTTGTTGCAGAGAATGAACAGCTACGTGAGCAATTTGAGGTTCGTATCAGAGATAGTATCGTTGCAAAAACTTTTTTAGCCATGTCGGAAGATATAGAACAGCTACGGCAAGCGTTGCGGAAGTGTAATTATAGTTTCGATATATGCCCATTTTGCAAGGAATATATACACGCAGACGACTGCGAATATATTAAGCTGATAGGAGGCGAGGGATGATGAAGTTGATTAAATATATCGACAGCGACAAACCTTTGCTAATGGAGTATACGACCATTAAGGGAATGCCAGATATTGGCGGTGATGTAAAAGAATTTATGAGAGACTTAAAGATAATTATGGAAAAGCATAATATATTATCAATATCATGTAACTGCGAGGAGGACGAAGATGATGCATGAATATAACGATGTAACATGCCGGACACACACTTGTACAACGTGTAAAAATGTTAACAATGGCGTAAACGATATGCCTTGCATGGATTGTCGGCATGGTATGTGCTATTACAAATTTGAAGTCGAGGAAGTGTTGACACAGAGGCTTAGAGAGGAGAATGGCGAGGATGAATGAAACGATTGAGCGTTTGAAATATTATAGATATTTTTGCGAGAAAACAATTGACGTTGAAGCCTTTGACACCGCAATAAAAGCGTTGGAGTTGTTGCCAGAGCTGGTGGAAACGTTGGAACAGACAAGTAAATGGGCTTACGATGACTCTGCACATATAGCAACTGAATTAATACAAAGAGCAAAGGAGCTGATGGGTGAATGAACATTTACAAAGATAATTGGGAATTATTAAGAGAATATATAGTTTTAAGAGTCGAAAAATTAAATCTTATAAAAAATTCTGGATATGCAGATAATTCAAGAATAGACTTAGCTCTTAATAAATTCGAGGAAGTATTAGAAATCATGCATAAGATGGAAAAAGAAAGTAATATGGCAATAGAGTTTTTTAAAGAAAGCGGGGCTAAACAATGAAAATAGGAACATCTATTTTATCAAATAAAATTTATTGCGGACAAACCAGAAAGCAAAAAGACGGGCTAGAAATATGGATAAAAAAAGAAGATATTACAGAACAGGCAGTAAAGGCAGTTTTTGAATATATGTATAACAAAGCTGAAGAAACAGGAGTATACAATGTAAGCATTGAAGGATATGGAATTATGCAGTTTGAAAGATACAATGCAAAGGAGGCTAAACAATGAACTGTACAGGATGTAACGCTTGCAGAACTAACGGTGGACATTGCAAATATGAGGACTTCGATATAGTTTTATCTGGCGATAGCAAGCCAATAAAATATATCACGCTACCACAGGAGCAATATGATGAAATGCAGGATAAGCTTAAGAGGTTTGAGGCTGATGAATACCTAGATATGCCTGTTATTATGAGGGACAAGCGAGAGTTGATATGCGTGGATAAGGAAGAGTATGAGAGTATGAAGGATAAGATAAGACGGCTTGAGGAAGACATTAGGAGACTCAGGATAAGTCTACTAAATAGCGGAATAATTTAATATGGAGGAATACATATGCTTGAATTAATATTTAACTTTTTTGCACTTGTAGGAGCATTGGCGGTTGTTGCTATATCAGCCGCTATTATTTATGCTAAATTTAGTTATGATGAAGAAGATTAATTTATAACAGGGGTGATAAAATGGGTTCACGCTTTGAAAACATTGAAGTACTATTAAGGCAATATCGAGAGAATAAATCCGACTATGAAATATGCTTAAAAGAACTAATGAGGCTTGAGCAACAGCTTATTTTACACGAAAAAGGCAAGGTTGAATCTAAAGACGAGATTATAGAAGGACTTTGTAACCATGCACCTATTTTATCAGCTATTCCAAAAAGTATAACAAACAAATTTTCTTCTATGACGGAAGATGCTGTAATGAACTATAGATATTATTTACAGCCTTCTTTGCTTGAGATAACCGCTATTAACGAAACTATCAAGCAAAAATCAAGGTTATTAATGCAATATCATCAGCAGATTGAGCTTGTAGAAGACTTATTATCGGCATTAAACGACCAGGAACGCTTTATAGTTGAAACTATCTACATAAAAGGATTTAATCAAAGACAATCTATGCAGATGTTTAATGCTGAGCTTCCACAGTGCTTTATCCAAAACAAAGAAACATTTATACATAAAAAGTTTAAAGCTTTAGCAAAAATGATGAAACGCTTAAAATAAAGAGAGAGGGGGAATAATCCCCCTCTAGTTACATCCCACCCTTGCTAGAATATATATAGTTTGCCATAAGCTCAATCAATCTCCTAACATACTTGTCCTGATGATTAAGCCAATAGTTAGGCGAGTTAAGGCTTAAAGCCTTTACAACAGTATCTACACAGTTTTTGTAGATATTATCAAGCATTTCAGAATCATCTTTCATCCCTTCAAAGATAATTCGATTATCGAAGTTCTCTCCTGGACAACGTGTGCTATTAACATCCATATGCCTTACAACTCTTATACCCGGATAAAGTTTCCGGCAATATCTCGCAAGCCATATCCCGGCTTGAACCTGTTCTTCCGTCATACGCTCATTATCGAAGTCACCCTCGAAGCAACAACTCAAACTATTATCGTTGTACCCTATTGCATCAGCATCAGCGGCATCAATAGGTCTTCCTTCAAATATCTTTCCAGCCTTATTGATAAAGAAGTTGTATGCGAAGCCTATCCATCCACGATTATTGACATGGTCTAAGTGAATGTCATATATGCTACAATTCTTCCACTGAGCATGATGAAAGATTAGCCACAGCGTGCTTGTACGCTTCTTTAACTCACCATTCCACTTTAGATTAGCCTTGTTAATTTCCATCCGGCTTCACCTCCGGCTTTTTATCCGCATTTTGACAGAATCTTTCCACACACTCAAGGCGATTGTTCATGCTTGACATGCTATCGTCAATCCTATCAAGCGTATCGGTAACCTTGTCCAGATGTTCCATCAAAGCTTTTTCTCTAGCCTGAGAATCCTCACGCATATCTGCGTAAAGCTTAGTTATAGCCTTGTAAGCTATGTATAGCACTACTGCACTTATGCCGCCCTGGGTGAATAATTGCTGAATTAAGGTGATATCCATAACATTATCCTCCTATTATCTTTTTATTTGAATTATCAGGAATCTTAATCGGATTTGGTTTACGCTTTTTCTTAGCATCTTTCAATCCCATTTCTTTCATCAGAATATCATCAGCATAATCTTTGCTATCTCTTATTATTTTTTGCAATGCCGATACCTTTTGAGTGTCATCAATTCTAGGATTACTATATTGCTTTGAAGCCATTACCTGTTTCATTGTATATTCAGCATACTTGCCCATTAGCTCCTGATATCTTACATATTGCTCGGAGGATAAAGGATATTTTTCCCCATTTACAGTAATTTCTTTTTCTGCAATATTAGGAAACACATTTTTTCCTGTTTTTTCATATACCCTTATTATTTCCTTCTGAACTTCATTAGGCTTAAAGTCTCTAAGATTTCCCGGATTAAACATATTATTAAAGACATTCCTTATTGCTCCTGATACCGTAGAATTATCCTCACGTTTTATTTCATTACCAAAGACATCCTTTTTAGCCGGCAAAGTTTTTGAAGCAAAGGGAATATTCTTTATAATATTGTTTAATCTTTGCTTATAAGTGCTTGAATCATATATTTCTCGTTCGGTAGTATCTACTATTCGTGCTATTTGTTTTTCTGCTGTAGGAGTTGTTAAACCTAATGCGGTTTCTGTAATAGTTTTACCAATAGAAGCCGCAGGAGAATAACCGGTTAATAAATTCATAGCCCCTTGCAAGAAAGATTGCTTAAACATAGTATTTAATCCTGCACCCGTACCGGCAGAAATCTTTCCAAGTAAATCTTCCTTGCTCTTTCCTGCCTTGTAAGCATCTGCACCCATAGCTAATAATCCCGATGTTGGTTGAGCCCAATCAAAAGTTAAAGTTTTGTTACCAAGTTTAATAGAATATGGTGTTTTACCCATAGAATTATAAAATGACCTTGCATCTGCATTTTTATCAGGACCACCTTCTATAATTCCTTTTTTAGCAAAAGCATAGCCTAAAGCAATCAATCCACCCCCGGTAAATGTCCTTGCCATCCTATCAACAAATAACTTTTGGTTAAATTCGGCACCTTTTAATGTGGTTTTTCCTATCTGAAATAAACCCTTAACCAATCCTCCACCGGAATAATCTATAAGCTTATCTAGTACATTAGCAGGAGTTTGGGTAAATGGAATAACCAAATCACCAACAATACCTAAAATATCTCTTGCCCCTGCTGCTTTCTTTGCTAATACACTATCATTCTGAAATACTTTATCAAGAGCAAATAACCTAGCTTCTGCCTCTTCAAGTTCCGTTGCCTTGCTAAGTTTACGTATTTTCATTAATTCTTTAATACGGCTATTATAGGCAGCTTCGTAGAATGGTCTATCACCTAATTGCAAAGATTTCCTTACAAAATCATCGATAGAATTTATCCATTTAGTATCAAATGTTCTACCTTGAGGTAGCTCAAGCTGTCCTCTTGTAGGCGAAGTATCAACTCCATATTTAATATCTAAAAGCCAATCTCTAAAACCTTTCTTTGCACCTTCAGCTTGCCAACCTAGCTTTTCATATAAGGTTTTACCTCCTAAAGTAGTTCTTTCACTTTTCATTACTGCACTTGTTATTTTATCTATAACAAAACCCGGAACATCCTTAACATTTTCAGCAGTATTAAGAATTATATTCCCAATAGGATTTCTTGAAAGTAAAGTCTTAGGATTTGTAAGATATACAAGTCTTTGCGTGCCTCTAAACTTTTGTCTTAATGTAACAGGTGATTTATCAGCAATTATTTTTTTAACCTGTCCTAATATAAGTCTATAAGCATCACTATTCTTATCCATCTTATTTAGATTATTCATCTTCCTTACAATGGTTTGTGCTTCTGCTTCCGTAAGTACAGGTAATCCATATTTCTGCTTAATAATATCAGTTACGGCTTCATCACTATAAGCACCAGACTTGATAAGCTTCATAACCTTCTCAAGCGTTACATTTTGTTTGCCCTTTAGATTAGTTAGGTTATTTAAATACTGTTCTGCTTGCTTCTGAAATCTCTTATCAAATTCTCTAGTAAGCATTGCCTCAAAATTCTTTGCTTCATCTCCGGTTAATCCAAATTCCTTAGTAATGTTTTTGATAACATCACCTTTAGCTAAAGGGTCAGAAGTATAATATTTTTTCATATACTCTTTCATTTTATCAATTTTCTTAGCAAACATTTGTAAATCAATCTTAAGCAATTTATAACCGTCATTGTCTACCATATCGCTTATAATCTTATCTACTGATTTTTTATAAGCGTCTACAACTGATTTAGCCTCAGACTTTATTTTATTAGACTTTTTGGGATTTGATTTTGCTAAAGCCTCTTCTGCTGCTTCAACATTTCTTTGAGCTTGCATTAAAGCTTTGCCTGATGAAGGTTCTTTTTGCCATGCCGTATCAGTTCCTTTTAATGCTCTTGCCGATTCTCTTGTTTTGTTTGCAACAGTCTTAACCCAATCTACAAGTTTTGTAAAGTTACCTGTTTTTATAGCTTCCTTCTCAAGCTCTTTAGTTATTATTGCGGCTTCATGTGCCTGAACACCTCCGTTTAAAGCATTAGATTCTTTAATTTTATTAACAACAGCATCCATATCCTTCGATACATTGTTTATAGCTTCATCTTGCCATTTAGCCGAAGATTCTACAGGATAATCAAATAATTCTTCCGGCATAGCATTCTTAGACTCGGGTCTTAAATCTGAGCGTTCAATCGTATTTGTTCTAAATTGTGAAGTTTTAGTTTTGCTTTGAGCTTGAGTCATAGAAGGATTACTTCTTACTCTTTCCGTAGCCGCAGGAGATATTTCCGAAGCTGTTTCCATTTTGGTAGAGGCATTAATGTCCTTACCAACACCATTTTTAGCTACATTGGCTCTATTAGCTTCTATTTTAACTTCTGAGGGCTTTAAGGCTTGCGAAGGTGAATTTATATTACCAACACTTTTCGAGGGCATTGTAGGAGATTCTGTAGCGTTGTTTTTTGTTTGAGAAGTAGCTTGAGATTTTTGTTTAGCTATTTCAGCATCAATATCAATTTTACCTCTAACATCATTCGGTTTATAATAGTTAACCTTTCCGTTAACTTTTACACCAACTTTACCAAAAGAATTTTGCCCTGTTGCAACACCTTCTCCATCAGGAGTAATTACTTTTTTACCGCTATAATTGCTTTTTAGATATTTAATCCTATTTGCTAATTCTTTCGGAGTAAGTCCACCTTCAACAGAAACAAGAGAATCACCTTGAATTAAAGCTCTTTTTTCAGCTGAATATTTCATACCTTCAGCTTTTATTTGCTTTGACTTTAAGTCAGCATCAATTATTTTATTATTCTTTATTGTATTTATTCTATTTCTATAATTAGTCTCAAGGTCTGCAAGTTTGGTCTTGATTTCGTTATTCACTGTATTAGTTTTATTTTCAGAAGCTATAACCGATGATTCTGTAGGATTCTGCTTAGTTCCTTTTATATTTCTCGTTGTATCACCTACAGTTTCTGTCCTAAACTTTTTACTTACATAATAAGGATTATCTTGTCTAAATGCTTCTTCTTGAGATTGCCTAGAGTTTTCTAATATTTCTTTTGTTTTTCTTTGGGGTGTAAAGTCTTCCATTTTTCTTGGGAATTGTTTTTTTACTACTGTGGTTGGTTCTAACTTTCTACCTTTTTTGGTTACCATTAGTGTTTCAGGTTTTATAGTATATTTATTTTCTGATAAACTTTTAGTTTTATATGGATTTTTAAATTCAAATGTAGAAGTGGGCATTTCTGAAGCTGCAACTTCTGAAATTGGAGCTTCAGAAATAGGAGCTTCTTTTGGTGCATTTAATAATAAAGGTTGAGATTGTTTGGATATGTTTTGATATTTTAAAGGCATATCTGCACCGGTTGTAGTTTTATATGAAGGCATATCAAAACCATTTAAATTTCCCTCTATACTCCCTCTATATCCACCCAAAATATCGTCAAGACTATTAGTTGTAAATCTATCTAGCAATGGCGTTTGCAATGAACCAAATGGAATAGGTGCTGAATTAGGAATATTTGTATTAACTTTAGGTGAATCTGAAGATATACCTTTGGAATACATAGCGTTATAAGCATTATCAATATCGCTTAAAGCTTTATTTGTAGCTTTATTTGAAGCTAATTTATTTAATACGTTGCCACCTTTAATCCCAATAGCAGTTCCTAAACCACCTAATGTTAATCCACCTAATCCATATTCCATAGCTGTATTAAGTATTTCTTTAGCAGTTTCAGAAGGAGTCATTTTCTCTGCTATACCTTTATTCAAGCCTATTATAGGAGCTAATCCTAATCCTGCCAATCCTTCTTGAACTCCTACTCTTGCTACTTGTCCGACCGCATCCTTACTGAAATTACCTAGCAATGGAAGCTTGCTAACAACTTTTGAAGCTGCACCAAAAGGTACAAGGCTTACCACAGCAGTTCCGGCAAATGAAGATTTAGGATTCTCTGCTTGAATCTGCTTATTAGCTTCATACCTTTCGGGCATAGCTAAGGATTCTCCGGCACCATAAGTTCCAGCAGAAACAGCATTAGCCGCAGATTGCCTGAAAGCTTCCAAAGATTTGCCAAAACTAGGGATTATTTTAGATACAACATCGCCAAAATCTAATGGGCTACTTGACTGATAAGGCTTATTCTTTATATCGGCTATGCGTTGTTGCCTTGCTTGCTCTTCCTCTCTTTGCTTTTGCAAATCTTCTCTAGTTTGGCGTTCCATTGCATTAAAGGTTGGAAATGCTATAGATTCTTTCCAAGCTTGAACATCATCTCTAGTTTTGCGTTCAGAGGCATTAAATGCTGATTGAGCCGTTGCAATATCTTTATTTTGTGCTTCTCTTGCTTTTTGTCTTCTTTGAGCAAATTCTTGTGGGCTTTCTATACCGGCAAATAAATCACGCACATAAACACCCCCTTATTAATAAAAATCAGGTTCTTTTATTATTTTTTCAATCTTTATTTTTTCGCCTTTATCATCGAAAATATATCTTCCCTCACTATCCTTAGCAGGATAACCGTCTTTGATTGCATCAGCCATTACTTCATTAAAAAGGGATTTATATAATTGAGGGCCTAATACTCCGATTAAATCATTTTTATGCTCCCATGTTAGATATGCATATGCATCATCGTAAGATAAGCCTTTAATCTCTTTATACTTTTGCTTGTATGCCTGATTTAATTCTGCTGTTGTAGGAGGCTTATCCTCTGCCGCTTTAGCTGTTCTTTCTGCTGCTGCAGCAGCTCTTTCTGCGGCATCATTTGCTCTATTATCTGACCTGATACGCATATTATTTGTAAATTCCTGTTGCTTCCTATTTCCCAATTCTTTGATTAAATCTTCGTATTCTACACCTAATTTTGATACAAGCTCTTTAGAATTTTGTAATACCCAATTTAAAGAGTCATCGGCAGAAAATTGGCTTAACTGTCCCAACAATTGACCTTTAGCTACCTTTTGTTCGTTCTCAGCATTCTTATTTTTTTGTTGCTCACGTATTTTTGCTATCTCGTTATCACTTTGAGCCTGTATCTTTTGCATTTCAAACTCTTGTTGATTCTTTATCTTATCAATTTCAAAGTTTTGGTTTAAGGCATATTCCTTTGCTTTCCAGCTTGGAGTTCCAACCGGTAGCTTAAGTATTGAAGATATTTCGTTAGTAACATATCCAACCTTATCAACAATATCTAAAGCCTTGTCAAACTCTTTTTGCTTAGCTTCAACATAATTTTTCTGCTCAGCTATATTATTCTTCAATTGGTCTGATATAGTGCTTATAACATTCTCGTAAGACTTCCTAGTTCTATCGTCTATCTTTTGAAGATTAGCTATTGAAGCCGTAGCATAAGCAGAGTATCTATCGAAATCTTCTTGGCTAATAGACTTTAACATCTCAGCCGTCTTAAGCTTTTTATTTATGTTTTCGTTATATCTTTGAAGAGCAAGCTCCTGATATTTAGGCAATAGTTCTTCTCTTATCTGCCTTGCATTATCTCCGGTAATTGTGCTTGATAATATTCCACGTCTATTCATTTCTTCTAACATAGACTTATCTGCAAACTTAACAGCATCTTGTAAAGCCGTATCACTATTAGGATTATATTCAAAAGGCGTTAAGGTAGATTGAATTAGGCTTATCATATCGTCTTGAACAGAGCTTTTAAAAGTCCTTATGCCATCTATCATCTGAGTTATATTAGATTGATAAGGATTGTTCTGCTCATACTCTGCAAGCTTATTATTAACCATATCAAGTTCATTCTTTAAACGTATCTTTTCCTCGTCAAATTGATTAAGCTCAGGACCATTTGTAAAGCCTAATCCCTGTTCCACTTGCATACCGTTACCAACATTACCGCCAACATTACTATTAGCTTGCAACTGACTAATAATGCTATTTATCTGTTCAGGAGAAGAATAGAACCTTCCCCCTATGTTAGCCATGCCTTGAGTATTAACAGGCATATCGTTAACGATTACTTGTCCTGTAGCGTTATCGTAGCCTACTCTATATCCTTGAGATTCTAATTGCTGTCTTAAGCCTGTAGGAATACCAAGCATTTGTGCAATCTGGTCTGATGTACCTTGCCATCTTCCATTAACAAGCTGTAAGCCAAACTGTTGAGGATTAACCTGCGTACCGTTAATAGTCGGTATATTACCTATATTGCCTATCTGTAAGCCAAGCTGAGAAACAACATCACGCAAATTTAACATAGGCATTTGTGTAGGCTGTGCAGCTTGTGAGGGCTGTGCCTGTGCTTGTTGTGCTTGAACTTGTTGTGTCTGCGTTGGCTGTGCTTGTACAGATTGTAATGGCTGTGTAGTCTGCATAGGTTTATTAACAAACGTAGCATTTCCATTTTGGTCTACTTCTACTTGACCAAGCTTGCTAAAATCACCCTTGTATAAATAATTATATAAAGCATTTCTTTCAGCATCGTTAAGATTAGGCATATAATAATTTATATCGTCACGTATCTTATTCTGAGTAAAAGAATCAGAAAGCCCACTTGTGCCCCAATTTTTAGACCTTGCTTGTGCAAGCATACCAACTTTAGCGTTGGACATAAGTCTATTCATTATATCCTGTTCGTTGCTAGTATCCATGGCATAATTTTGCATAGCATTAGTATTATTATTAACAGGCGTTACATTAGTTGTTCCTGTTGTAATTGGCTTAGTAACAGTCTGTGTTACAGGCTTTTTAATTAAATCATTCCAATAAGCATCCTCGCTTACTGCTCCATTATATGTCTGCATTGTAGGCTTAGCAGGCTGTGTTAAATTAAGCTTATACTTATCCATTGCATTCTGATATATAGTTGCATCAGGTGAACCTCTTTCGACTGCTGAATAATAACTTTTTTTAGCATTATCGTATAACATCTGCCAATCTGTAGCCATAATAGTATCACCCCTTTATTTAGAATATTCGCTTCTACTTCCTACAGTATTAAGCTCAACATGAACATCAAAATTCATAGCATCAACATTGCCGGAAAAAGGATCTGTAGACGCAAATGCCGAGCTATCATTATCACCATCTCTTATTAATCTAAATTGTATTATGTCGGATAACATAGCATCAGATGTTGGAGTTATGCTTCCAAATATAGTAATCTGATTTATAGTGCTTCCGACAGTAAACGAATAGACTTCGCTTTGCCTTGCAATATTCGTCCATGCACTAGCTTTTGAACCTCCATTATATTGCCATCTATACTGTATTAACCAATTAGGAATATTGCTTGAACTTTGCCACCAGTGAAGATGAGGATATATTGGACTTCCAACTTTCCATCCATGGTTTATTTGAATATTCATAGCTGCATAATCATTAATATTGCATGCTTGCGTGAATGTAACAGAACTATCAGTAGTATTTATAATTATATCTGCTGCTGGATTAACATAGCTTTGGAATAATAAACTTTGTAATTCATCATGCCACTGTGAAGCTTGACCATAAAAGACTACTCCATCAGAGCTTGCTTCGCAATAATCACTGCTATTGCCAAACTTGCCTATTCCTGCTTGAATAGTAGACGTTACTGTAAGATTAGCAAATGCCGGACTAGATGTGGTTGAAATGTCCTGTATAGTATCAAGAGCACTACTAGCATTTACCTTTAAATTGCTTGTGCTATATTGAAGCACAATATTTGTTGAGCTTGTTTGTAAGGGAGCTACAAAAGCAAGATTAATATTACTAGACGGTAGATTGCTAATAGTACTATATAATTCTTGTAAAGCACCTTCTACGCTTGTGCTTGTAAAATATCCTCCGGTATCGTCAATCTTTACATTCTCTGCCGAAATATTTAATATCGTGCTTCCAATCTGTTGCAAAGCTACTTCAACAGTACCACCGCTAAAGTAGCTGCTATTATCTATTATAGGAATATCGCTTGCATCAACCTGATTAGCACCAATGCCAAAATCAATATTACTAGCTTTTACCTGTGCCGAACCAAGCGTTAAACTTGTGCTTGATATGTTATCGTCGTCAAGCTTCTTGCCAAACAAATATTCTAATTTACGCTTCCATAAAAATAAAGTTTCTTCCGGTGTCGGAAGAATAGGAAAGTTTTCTATAGGCATATACTCACCGCCTTTTAGTCCTAAATGTACGCTCAATCCTATATACTGTTACATCATCTGTTCCATCAAACTTAAGCCTAAAGAATGGCTCATTCTGCAATACTGTAGACGGTATCAATAGCCTTTCAACATGCTCACTATTATCAAGGTCAAAATCACTTGATACAGCTATGCTATTAAAAGAAGTGCTGTCGTTATTGCTTGCATGTGTAGAATAATAAACATTCATAGTAGCATCAGAACTACCCTTGTAAAGAACGGATATATCCCATAGCGTTTCAGCAGTGTTACCACTCCCTGTTATATAAGGCTTAGTTATAAAAGACCACGATATAGAAGTGCTGTTATCTTTACCGGTGTTGGTGTTACGCATATTTACAACTTCACCGCCAAGCGTAAGCCCATACAAGGAGTTACCTATCAAGGTAAAGTCTTTAAAGCTTCCTGTTTCCGTATACCATTTGCCAATCCTGGTATCGTACATTAAAAGCATATTATTAGTTGTGTTAGCATACGGAATAGCAAAATAAATAAAATCCCCATTGCTTCCTGCTGCAATGAGGTTTAATCTGCTATATAGTATTCCTTTTATGTAAGTATTCACAGGCTGACTAATCTTTAGAGGCGTTCCTCCGTTATACTCATATATACCATCTACCCAAGCCCAGTATAGCTTTTTATTCGCTTTTATAATGCTTCGATTGCTTACACATCCTATATTGCCTTCTACGTCTATTAATTCAAAGTTACTAGGACTACTGCCATAAAGCTCATGCATAGAATATTCGGTAAATGCAATTACCTTATCGTTATATTCGCATATGCCTGTTATATCTCCCTTAGCTCTAGCAATAGTAATATTGCCGGCATCGTTTGAAGTTGTCCAATCGTTTACGCTATTCAAGGCACAATAATATACCGTTGCACCTTTAGCGGCATATATCCTGCCCTTATGCACCGTAAATATATTAGTATACGGCATAGAAGCATCCCCCAAGTTTAAGGCTGTGCTTCCAGTACTTGTCCAATACTTAGCCTGAGTACTATTCATCAATATAGTATATCTTACTGAGCCTGTATTAAAATCCATTATCTCAGCTTGAGCGGTAGCCGTAAGAGAAGTTGATAACGTTGCAAGAGCTGTCGAAGTAGGATTCCAATATTGCCAATTCTTACCGTCAACAACGTGAAGATAAGTATTAGCACGTTCACCTATGCCATTAGGAGCAGATAAGGCAGATAATGCCGTAGAAAAATTAGTCCTGTCATACCGTGTGGTAATGGCAGGATATTCATGAGAATCCATATTACTAACATAAGTTAATTCACTTTCTTTAATATCAAATGGAGGCACTCCCAAATTAAGACCATCACCTAAAGAATTTGTAACCGTCTTATTTACCACGCTTACAGGTCTCCACATAGGCATCATACTTTATCACCTGCCTTATTCATCAAAGTCAAATTTATAGCTAAGACGTGTTCTAGGCGTTCTAACTCTGTCGTTAGCTCTCTTCATTCTTAATTTTCTTTCTATTTCGTTTGCATCCATTGTGAAATTGTTTGCAAGCTCTATATCAGGATTATTACCGCTCTTAGCAATTCTGGACATTACTCTGAATCGTATTAAATCAATATAATCCTGGTCAAGCGGAAATTGAACAGAAGTATCAGTAGAAGCAAATAAAGTAGGTCTTTTCTGATACTTAATCCTTATAGGAAGCCCATCCGAATCTGTAGTAGGCGTTGGATATATTCCAAAGGTCTGTCCCAATCCTTCAAAGTATCTATAGCCTTCCAAATCTTCATCAGGTCCGCAATAAGTATATGACGTAAAATTACATGTGCTTGTAACAGTTGTGCTATCACATACCATTATCCCATTTTCTACTATAGTTTCAAAATCGCAATCAGTAGGTAATGTATAATAAACCTGATTAGCAATAGTAGTAAGGGAATCATATACTTCCGTACTCGTCATTTGCTGCCATATCTTACGCATTTCATTATTTGTAAGCGTTGTAATGCTAGAGCTGTTTATTCTACTAGGCAGAAATTCATTTATATAATCTTTAAATTGACCTATTGTTTCGGACATATTATCACCTACTTTATAAATTATTAAGGTGCAATCTTCCAAGAAAATGTAAGAGTACTAACACCCGGGTCATTTCTACAATTTACGTTGAATTGAGTTGCAGTAATGGTATCTACCCAAATATTCCCGGGGTCATTGGAAGGGTTATTTGTTGGAGTGATTTGTATTTCTCTTGCAATAGGAGTAACATCAAGAGAATGTGTTACTGTTGTTGCTGTTGCTCCGTTGGCAATTGCTCCTGTTCCGGCAAATTCTGTTAAATATCCTTTGTTATACTTAACAACATTACCGTTAGAAAGTGTCTTTTCATCAACTATACTTACTCCAGCTGTTCCATTTTGCCTTACATCATTGTTAATGACATTTGTAAGAGTTGAATCAAAAGATACACCATCTATCATTTCTATCCCATATTTGTTTCCTGCACTAATATTACCCATAACAACACAATCTTCAGCTCCGTAAAGGTATATACCGGAATAAGTATTAGCAGTCTCCTGAGAATTATTTTGAGTAATATTATTAGATATTACATTTTTCTTTATATCTTCACAGAAAATACCATGTCTCTTATTGTTATAACATCTATTAGAAGTTATAATATTGCCCTCTAAAACTTGAGCAGACTGAGTTAGTGCTATTCCATATCTTTGAGTTTCGGTAGATTGATAATCAATACAAACATTATTCGAAATTGTAAAATTGATAGGGTCAAGTAAGTTAATTCCGTCACCAGTACCATCTCTACCATTGTTATAGCAATAATTTCCGTTTATATTAGCATATTCAGAGCTTTGTAATCCGGCATAAATACCATGCAAAGCATTACCATAGCACATATTACCTTCTACTATACAGGTACCGTTAGTACCGCCACCAAGCCTTATACCATATTCCTGAGTAGGTGTAGTCTGGTCATCGTAGCAAATATTATTTGACAGTATATAGTTATCATTCGTCTGAGTTGCATACATAAATATTCCGGCATGTCCTGTTCCGGCTTTATTATTATTATAAAATACACAATTTGAAATAACTATATTAGTTGAATCATCTCCGGCAGCCTGGTCACTTCCACCTAAAACACCAGAATAATAGCAATCATGAGCTATGCAATTTGTTATAGTAAGATTTCTTGCTTCTGCATATCCAAAACCACCACCAGCAGAACTGGCTCTACTTGTACCACTATCAGACGTTGTTCTAGCTATACAATTACTTATCGTAACGTCTTCTGCATAAGACACGAAGAAACCAAAATCACGAGTATCAATTGCAACACAGTTATTTAAAGTAACTCTTTTAGCTCTTGTGTCCCATGTGCTATCAGCAAAATTAACAACAAATGCAGCATCGCCACAACCATCGGCAATACAATTTTCAACTACAACATCAGTACCGTTTATCCTGTACGAGTGTCCGAACAATCCGGCTTCAGCAGCCACAAGATTATATACATAGCAATTAGATATAGTACCATGACTACATAGATAATATGTGCCAACAGATACCATTCTGCAATTCTCAGAGTAAATATTATTTATTTTATAATTGTTAACGCTCTGCAAGAAAATATCATCCCATCTGGAATTGTAAAAGAAAATATTTTCAATCAATACATTATCAACATTATCAAAATAAATCATATAGTCTAAATTGCCAGTTCTATTCGCTTTATTTCCATCAATTTTTAAATCTCTTATTGTTATATTGCTATTCCCTGTTGATGTATCGTTATTAGAAAACACTTTTGTTGTGTTTCCGGAATCAAGCTTGACTATACTCGAATACCCTGCACCACATATTGTTATATTGTTACCAACAGTCAAGCCAGTTGAAACTAAGTATGTACCCTTTGGAAAATAAACAATACCACCACCAGCAGTTTCAGCCGCATCTAAAGTATCCTGTATAGCTTCAGTATCATCGGTTGTTCCATCTCCAACAGCACCATAGCTTTTAACGTTGATTATTCCCATTTTATCAATAAAAAAACTACTCATTTGAGACTGAGTAGCATATATAGAAAGCAATTCACTAGGAGTAGTCATATTATAAACCCCCTTATCTTTCCCAAATTATAGCTTGATATGTAGCCGCTGTTGATGTACTAACCATTGCCAAATAATCCTGAACCTCTAAATTTAAGCTCATACCTGTAGAAAGTTTATATCCTAAAGAAGTTGTTGGAGCTGTCGTAAGCGTTGATATATGAATATCACCAGTCAAGCAATAAAGTGATATCGGGAAATTAGTTCCGTAAGCTGTGCTAGATAAAAAGCTAACATTTCCTATTCCTGCAGCTACAGTAGTACTTGCAGCAGTAGGACTAACAATAGTTTTAGGCTTTCTAAATCTTTCAAAGTAAAATGCCATATCTATTCACCCTCCCATAATTTTTTAAATAAATAAAAAGGGGCATGTAGCCCCAATTTATTAAGTCGAAACAACACCGGTAGACAACCCGGAAGAAAGACCCAATATACCACCATAAGTAGTTACGTTACTTGAAGCAGAACGGAAGTCTGTTACTGCCCATCTGCTTGTAGATAAACCTAGTAAACGCACATAAGTATAAGGCGTTTGCATAGCAATGTTAGTTAAATCTGCATTAATAGCAGTTGAACCGTAGCCTATAATAGTAATGTTCGTGCTTCCGGTTCCAACCTGTGTGGCATCCGATGAACCCATAGGAGCTATCGTAGATTGAAGAATAAGCTCTTTAACAATGCCTTTTATAGGAGCATCAATAGTATATTTCTTCATAGTTCCTGCTGCTGTCGAAGCATCAAGAAAAGATATACCGTAAGCTTTTAGATTCGTAGCTGTTGAAGCTGTCTCATGAAAGTTAATAGGAGCACTATTAGAATACATCAATCCGCTTGATGTAGCTAAGGGATTGCTTGTGCTGTTACCATAGAACAAGTCACCACCAAATACTACATCCGAACCATTAGCAAATCTGTTTGTTGGCATTTATTTCACCGTCCTTTCAAAATAAAAAGGGGCTTGTATAAGCCCCTATGTTATGTATTAAGCTCCTTGATTTCCAACAATACCGATAGCCGGCAATGTGCCTGCCTTATAGATGGCAATAGCGTTAAGATAAAGATTCTTTGTAGAAATCTTATCTTCGTCACTGCCAAATTCGGTATCCATGAATTTTTGGAATAATACGTTCTCATACTTTGTATCCCACATAAACCAAGCATTAGTATCTGCAAGGTATGTAGAATAAACCCAACTAATTCTAGGAAGGCTATTTTTTGTATTGCTTAATTCATTAGCCTTCTTATCGGAACCATATACTTCCTCAATATCCATCATGTTATAAACATGAGTCATGCCCTTATTCGGGAAAGCTTTAATCTTTCCACCGGCATGATTTTTAAAGTCTGCAAACATTTTAATCATAGTCTTATGATTCTCAGGTGTCTGCAAGCTTGAAGCAGTTGCAAGAGTATCGTTAGTTACACCGATAGCATCTATGCAAGGTCTGCTGTTTGAGCAAAGAGGAACTCCATCAGCAAGATTGGTAGCAAAAGCGTTATCCCATTCTGCAATAGCTTCTCTTTCCTCATTTTCTCTCATGGTTCTAGCAAGCTCTTTAGCTCTAGAACTCTGAATAACTCCATACAAATCATACTTAACTGATTCCATGGAAACAGAATAACCGTTAGCCCATGTCTTGTTTGTAATAGTTGTTTGATAAGCCTGTCTTACTTTTCCGTATTGGATTGCATCGCCTTCAACCTTTTCGGAAGCAGACTGCAAGTTACCCATAGAATCGTAAGTTTCGGCTTTCTTTGTAGCTTTTTTCATAGTAACGAAATCTTTATACTCGATAGGAAACGCATCAAAGTTATCCATAAAAATTTCTTTTTGTCCGGCAACAATCATCCTCGAAATATCTGAGGTCATAGTATAAGCCATATCTATTCAACTCCTTTGTTTTGAATTTTAATTAGATGTATAAAAATCTGTTTGGTATAAACCCGAATGCTTTTCTATCGTTGGTTGAGAAACCAGTTAACATGAAGCATTCTTTGTTAGTAGACGAACCAATAACTTCAGTTGAACCTGGAGTTATATCCTTAACAGGTGTAGTAGATAAATCCAATACAGAACCGTAAGTTGTGGATATTCCAATTGCAAACAACCTTCCGATATTGGTTGTGCTAACAACACTTGTGCTCCAATCAGTTGAGAAGTCAATCTCAAGCTGTTGCCCACTAACAGGTCTTATATAACCTAATGAAGCAGTAGAAGTAGAAACAATCTCACATACTCCAAGAATTGTTCCAAGTGTAGAACCTGCTACAGTACTACAAGTAGCGTACAAATCCGATGATTTATACACCATATCTCCGGACTTTGCAAAACCTAATGCACCGGTTGAAGGAAAATGAGGAACCAAGAATTTATTTTGAACTTCACCTCTTAGACCAACTGCCATATAAAACACACTCCTTTACATTTTAATTTTTATTATGTTTTCATAAGCTTGTGAAACTTTTCAGCATTCCAGCCTTTCTCAGGAAATAACTTTTGTAATCCTTCGAGGGCTTTTTTATCAGCTTCGTCAAGCGGATAAGGATTAGACGGGGAAGAAGCACCTGTAGAAGTTAATACCTTCTTGCTCTCTGCCGTCCTTCTAGCTATAGCTTGTTTTTGTTCTACATCTGTCTTTAGTTCGTTCACTCTTACTTTTGCCGGCGTAATAAGATTTAAGGCATCCTCTATACTAAAATCAGGGTCTGCCTTCCTGTACTTGCGTACTTTTTCAACTATTTGCTTTTTATACTTTAGTACCTCAGGATTCTCGTCCGCATAATCCTGAATATCTTCAAGTATTTCCTGCTCAACCTTATCAATTCTAGGCATACTGCCAAGTAAGTCCTTTGCAAATTCTCCCATAAGCTCTGCAAAGTCCTCGTCATAGCCTCTTGATTTAACCTTTTCACGTATTTCTTCAAGCTTGTTTTTATTTTCAGATTCAAGCGTTTTTTCTTCAACTTCTCTCAAACGCTTTTCAAGCTCACGTCTACGTTTCTTTTCTTCAAGGTACTTATTAAGCGGAATCTTATCCTCTCGCTTTTGTTCTTCATGTTCTAGCATTGTTTCATTTGTTTCAATTACTTCACTTTCAAGCTGTTCATTTTCCATTACTTCCATGTTTTCATTATCAACCATATATTCAAACCTCCAATTGTTAACCGGAATCACCGTAAAATAAAAAGCGTTTTCACATCAACGCTCTAACTAGGATTTTTTACCGAGTTTACTCTCGTAGCTGTGTTTAACTTCACCAAGTTTTATTGTGGTATAGGTCTTCCAAATCTTCCACGCTTTATTTCAGGCTGTTTTATTACTTCTTCTTCCTGTGTATAGGTTACTTCCTGTTTATCTTGCTTAAGCCTTGCAACATCAATTGTATTTAAATCTGCATCTACTATAAGCAAAAGATCCTTATCTTTTAATTCTGCAATATATTTTGCACGTCCTCCATATCCTCCGTCTAAAAGTCCAAAAGCAGGAAGCATATGCAATTTCTTTATACTTGCCGTCTTATAAGGATTATTTTCTATTTCCTTCTGACTTCTTAAAAATTCCAACATCAACTCACCCCCTTTTCAAGCCTTGTATATTCAGGGAGTATTATTGACCTTTTTTCTCTTTCATCTTTCATAATGCTTTTTGCTGTTGCTCCTGTAGCATCAACATCATATCCGCTTGCTAAATATGTACTATAGGTTATCGGTGTCTTTGTAATAGTTCCGCAATGTTTGCATATAGCCTGCCCACCTTTAGCCCAATAAGCAAGCCTTTCACAACTTCCGCATACGGGAAGTTTTGTTAAAGGAAATCTTGCTTCAATCATAGTCATGCTTCGTATTTCTTCACTTGATAACACATGATTAAGATGTTTATTACCATTAAAGCAAACCTTTATAAGCTCATTATGCTCCCGGGTATCCACTCATGCCACCCCCTCCCATTGCAGGAAGATTGCTCATAAAAGGATTACCGTTCATACTAAGCTGTGCATTTGCATTCTGATACTGCATTTGTTCGCCTTGTCCGGGTTGTTGTGCCATTCCAGGCATAGGCTGTTGAAGTATAGTATCAAGTTCTTTGTCCTCTAAAGGAATACCAACAAATTTCTTTATCAAATCTCTTAATTCTTCATAGCTTAATATAGGTCTAGGCTGTCCCATTGCATCAATTGTCTGCATCTGAGAAAACTTCTCTATCATCTGCCATAGGAAAGCTTTATTCTTAGGTAAGCCTGCACCGATATTTATTTCAATATCAAGGTCAACATTCTTTGTTATAGGTTCCCCAGTCTTATCATTAGTAAGTATCTCCCACTTAGGAAGTTCACCTTCCATACCACTTTCATTAAGTCCTTGCTTGTACTTAGTCATAAAATCTATAGTTGCCGGCTTCATAGCAGGAACCTTTGTTAAATCTCTAAAATCAATCCAAACATATTCATCCTTATCCTCTGTAAGCCTAAAAGCTTTTGCTTCGCTATAGCTATCCATCATTATACCGAGGATATATTCACACATTTCCTGCAACGTTACCTGAAGTATTTGCTTCTTTTGGTCTGTAGAGTTATTTCCCTGCTGTTGCTGTATAGTTGCTTCTGTCGCTGTGTTAGCAGAAGTAGCTCCTTGACCTATCATCAAATCACTAAACCTTGTTACTCTTTGAGCTTCCTCATGTATTTGGCTAAGCAATCTCCACCAGGAATCATTAACAGTTCCCCAAGGAACATAATCAACAGCTTTATTTGTGCTAAGTCTTGCAGGTCTAGGCTCAAAACTATTCTCGTCAAAGTCTTCCAAATCAACTTCACTGTCAGGGTCAAATAATATCAAATGAGGTCTAGCGGCAATTCTTATCTTGTCGTATAGGTCATTCAATAGATTATTAAGAGGTTCAAGCAGCTTACCGTCTCCAAATCCCCAAAGCCTACCTTCCACCGGATAAAGCACAGTTATAAAGTAAGGATATTTATTATTAACATACTGATAATAAGGCTTATGCTCAAACGCTTTACCCTTTTGATTAGTTTTTCTATCTCCATCCTTGTGAGAATCGTAAAGCAATACACCGCAAGCCGTAAACTCTAATAGCCTTAATAATCCTTTATGCCTACACCATAGCTGTATAAGCGTTGCTCCGTCTTCGTCATCCTCTGTTGTATCCTCTTTAAATACTACGGTATCCTCAATATAAAATTCTCCGTAATCTATTGCATCCGCTTTCTCTTCCCCGTATATATCAATAAATTGTGTCTTACTAAGTCTTATTGCTTCTGCAATATACTCAGCTTCCTGAAGCCTTAAAACGTCTTTTATCTTACCGTCTATAAATATCCTATTAAGAGGAACACAGGTTATCTTTGTAAGTCCAAAACCACTTATAGCATCAGGCTCAAAATGTACTTTAAGCACAGCATTTCCAAATTTAATCCTTCTTCTCTCATGCTGGTCAAGTACTTTCTTTATATAGTTTTTCCTGAGAGTAAATTCAAGCCCAACTCTTGCAAACTCTGAATAGTTAGCATCGGAAGGGCTTTCTCCTCTTGTCATTACTGCAATATTCTGGTCGATTATATTAGCTACTTGTCCCTCAATGTTGGCATTCATTATATTTATCCTGGTGTTAGGTCTGCCATCTACCTTATCCTGCTCACCTTGATAAGCAATCTCTATCTTTTCCCACTCGTCATATAAGTCGGTTAAATGCCCTTTATTTGTATTTATCTTAGATATATAATCGTTAACCATCTTCATTTCGTCTTCGTTCATAAACTTATCACGCCGATAAGTCTTATCTTGCTTAGATATAACCTTTTTCGCCATTTACTCACCTTCTCTCGAAAAATTGGCAATAAAAAAAGCCACCTCGAATTTAATCGGGTGGCATCAATGTGCTCTTATTGTTTGCTATGTATTATATAATTCTTCTTGCATGAAGGACATCTAACATCAATCTCAACATCGGAAGTCTTATTATAACTACTGCTCTTTTCAATCGTTAGATTGTCAGTATTATTAATTCCTATCATCCTAATCTTACAGTATGGGCAATATAGCTTATTAGGTCTATTCATATTCTTTATTCACCTTTCTAAATTTGCCTGCACTTTTACTTAATAATCCTTCATGATTACGATACTTCTCATATGGGTCTATTTTATCTTCTAACGCTTCTTTTTCTGTCGGACAATATAAAACTATGCCCAGCATAATAAAAACGCTTACAAGTGAAATGAACAACGCTACAAGAGAAATCACGATAGATACTATGCTTGTGTCACTCATTTAAATTTACCTCCGCTACAATATCTACTAATTTGCTTCTGAATTGATTCCTAAGGATATTAGCATTGCTTGTTATGCAATGTCCACCTTTCTTTCCTTCCGGTGGGATTAATATGTATCTGCAATATTGAGGCATTCCCATATCAGAGTATAAAGCGTTATAGCATCCGTTATAAGCATTTACCTTGCTAAACTCCATTCCTATGCCTTTGCATACATCATTTACATATCTGGCATATTCAATCATAAGCCCGTAGTTTGTAGTAGACTGTAGCTTTAAAAATTCTGTATGCTCAGAAGCTTCAAGCACATATGGAAGCTTTCCGGCTTGTACAAAGAAATCATAAGCAATCCTATTGTATCCTCCGATAAATACCTGCCATTTGCTTATGCTTGTAGTAAGGTCAGGATGTTTACCTTCTATAGGCACATGAACAGCATCCTTAAGCTTAGATGTGGTTCCAACAGCTACAGTAGAAAATATTATCTTTGCTTTAGCTTTAAACTTCTGCTGATATTCTGAAACTATTTCAATAAAATTATCCGAATAAGGTATAGTAACAAGCATTACATCATATTCTTCAAACTCTCTAGCCTCATAATCAATATCAACACAATCTATTAAATGAACATTGGAGTAAACATTATATATAGCCTGTCCTATCTGTCCTTTACTGCCTATCAATACACATTTCATACTTGACCTCCTCGGGCTCTATATTCCAACAAAGCTTCTGCAATCCTCATATCATCCATAGTATCAATATCAATACTACGGCTTAATGGCATTTCAAACTCAATTACAGTATTATCCCATAGTTTACCTTGTTCTATAAGTTCACGTTTAGCAATAAAAATTGCACCATTACGTTGAAAGTGTTTTTCGCTAGTGTGTTTGTCATATACTTTGTCTTTGTGTTTAATGCCTATGTAATAACCGCTATAAAGACTGTTTGCGCCTGATTCTTCAAATATTTTTATAGCATTGTCTATGTCTTTTGTTGTGCGTAATGGTGATGTAGGTTGTAACAATACCACAACATCAACATATATGTGGTTTTTAGATTCATAATGCCTTATGGCATCCTTAACAACATCTATCATAGGAGTGTCGTCTTGACACAAGTCACTTGGTCTTTTGTGAACGTAGTATCTTCCAATATACTTTTCAATATCAGTTGATATCACATAATCGTCAATGTATTCAGAATTCAAGAAAGTCCACTCAATCAATGGCTTACCTGCTATTGGATATATATTCTTATCCTTTATTCCTTTGCTACCTGCTCTTGCCGGAATTATTCCAAGTATCATAATCCTCTCCTTGACCAATCTTAAATAAATAATAATTGTCATCTACATATCTTATATATTCATTAAATTTTCTTTGTTCATCAGTCATATGAGTGCTTGCAATATTCAAACAATTATTATCGTTCATAGTTCAACCTCCGCTAAGATATTTACAATCTTCTCGGAAGCTGTTCCATCGCCGAAGTAGTTAGAAGGTTTATAAGTTTCATGTTCTTGCTTTGCCATAGACCCGACAATCATATTAAAATTAAGGTCTGAGCATAAAACATTGCAATCCATTTCTCTTTGAAACTGTCTACTCCCAACAATAACCGAAGGTGTTCCAAGGAAAGAAGCTTCTTTTATAAATGAACTACTGTTGCCTACACACATTTTTGCATTGTGTATAAGCCTTGCATATTTATAAGTCGGTACATTCTTTTGAAACTCCCAATTTGTACTATGCAATTTATGTAATATATCCATATGCCCAGCATCTACGTTTGGATTTATCCATATTTTTTTAGTATTAAAGCAATTGCAAGCATCAATTATAGGTTTAATATCCTCAGATTCAGTTGTATTAGGATGAAATAACACCAAGATATGTCCATTAATTAGTCTGGATTCTTGACGAATTTCTTTTATATAATCTAAAGCCGTTGAACCTACTGTAAAAACTCCACCCAAATTACCCCAAGCTCTACCTGTTATATTACATACTTTATCTTTAGCCATCTTTGTAACGGGAAAATGAATGTCAGCTAATGTAGTTATAGCATTCCTTACCTTATCGTCTATACAGCCTGTTACCTCTCCACCTTCCGTATGTGCAAGCGGTATATTCATATAAGCTGCTGCTTGTGCTACAGCTAATACTTCATATCTATCGCCATGCACAAGCACTATGTCAGGCTTAAGCCTTTGCAATTCCATAGATACTTTTGTAAGCAATATTCCAGTTGTTAATGCCATGCTTTCGTGGTCATCAGCATTGATTAAGCATTGTATTCTTGAAGCTACAGGATATTCTACATCAGCATTATAAAAAGACGCTCCTAGAATCAATTGTAATTCTAGTGCGTCGTGTTCTTTTATTGCTTTACATACGCTTCGTAATCTTCCCCAGTTTGCTCTGCTCCCTGCAAAAACGGCTATTTTTCTTGTGCTCATAGGCATCTCCTTTATTTTTAATAGCTCCAATTTCTAAGCCAATAATCTATTTCGTTCATGCTTGCAACACACGCTACAGCGTTTTGCTTTAGAATAGCAAGCTCTTTATTCTTCTTGTCTATTCCATCTTCCATCTGCTTTAATCTATTGTCTAATTCTTTCTTTCGATTCTTCATCTTTAACCTTACTTGATTGTCTGTTTCAAAGCCGTATAATCCGGCATTCTTCATTAAATCAGATTCGGGTGGTAAATAAAATTTAATCCCTAATCCTTCTGCAATACCTATAAAATATTCACATGACGGTCTTTGAGCTTGATATTCCGAATTAGTAGCCATGTCAACACCATATATATGGATCTCTTTATATCCCATATACATTGCCATAGCTATCATCCAAGATATGCTATTCGTAAAATACTTATATCCTATATATCCTTTATCTTGCATCCATTGCATTATCTCATCCTTAGGAAATCTAATGCTTGGCGGAATATCATCGTAATGCTCCCACATATACACAGGCACCGGACAATTCTTTAAAAAGTTTTGATGTTCTGCGTTATTCTTACTAGGCGAATCTTTGCTATGTATTTCAAACCATCTATCTGCTCTTGTGCCTGGAGTCTTTTGCATATACTTATAAAACTCATTCAAGCACCATATCTCTGCATCTGCATCCTGCCAAGGCGTTAAATTCCAATTAGGTGCAAATCCCACGATATAACACTTGTCCTTGAATCGCCTATATTCAGGCTTCATTTCATTTACTTCTATTACTTTCTCGTTTGATTCTTCTGATATGTCCTGCATAGCTTCCGTATAAGTTTTGGGCTCTTCGTTACTCATATTGTCCTCCATCTTGTTTTATATTTTTCGATACTTGATATGTAGTTTCTTTGTTCTGCAAGCTCTCTGAACTCGTCTGGTGTACTTGAGAGGAAATGGTCTTTTCCCGGCAAATATTTTCCAAGTGTGAAATGCCTTTCCACACATCCCATTCCGGATTCGATTGCTTTTTTCGCTGCTCGCAAATCTTTCGTATGGTCGCTAAATCCATCGAATAACATCATCCTTTCAAAATCTATATCATCATAAGCCGTGGGATACTTCGACACGCAATACAGGAAGGAATGCTGCCTATAAGAGCTCCGTATTTTATTGAGATTATTGGGCGAAATCATCCCACAGCTAATGAACATATGAGAAAAATGTCTGTCACAAAAATCTAGTAGCTCAAAATTGTCAGCATCGGATGAAGCAATCTTTACTTCTTTGCATCCCACGTTGTATATAAGATGTGCAGAATCTATATCAAAGGCAGTAAATAAAGGCTTAATGCCATAGATATAACAAGCACGTATAATAAAAAGGTGGTCTTCTCGTGAGAGCTCCACCTTTTTGTAATATTCTTTCATCTTTTCATGATTTGGATATTCTTTGTTTAGATTATCAGCTTTGAAGGTCTGGAATTTGATGTAATCAATCCCTATTTCCGCAAGCTGTTTTATGCCTTCCTCAATTAAGTCTCGCGAACCTAAATGATTACAGCAGAAATCGGCAATAATATTCACGGATTTCTCAACCTCGCTTTCATTCCCATATTCCTAGTTTTTTAAATTTTCCATCATCATCAAACTCAAAAACAACACAAAATCCATTATAGCCTTCTATTTTTTCTTGTGATTTAGCTTCAAGATATACCTTGTTGTCTGAGTCTAACTTGCTTTCAATTCCAAATCCTTTAAATAAGCTTATTAATTTTTCATAATCCTTCATGGGTTCACTGACCTCTCTTTTTTATTTTAATTGTTTAATAATAAACATAAAATGATTATAGCAGAAATCGGCAATAAGGCTAGTCATTAGTAATCGACCGCCTTTCTTTGTATTGACTTTTGCTTAAATTTACAGCAAAATCAAGCAATGCATTAATATTTTCTATAATCCAGTCCTCTTCTTCGCTTGAAAACTCTACACACTTATTACATAACCATATTTTGTCATGTATACCCCATTTATAAAAACTACTTAATATCATTCTACGTACAAGAGTTATAAATTCCTTCATGTTGATTTCACTTGTAAATACGTCAATATTAATTTTTTTGCCTTCGCTATAACATTCTTTTACTCTGCCAGCAACTAAAAAACTTGAATACTTATCAAGTGAAAAATTATTGTAATATTCTTCCGTATATTCCTTATCTTTAACTATTATCATTCATGCACCGCCTTCCACCATTCTATAGCTTTGTTCGCTATATATATGTCGGTAGATTCCCTAGCTTCTATACTATTACCGGCAATATGAGGCGTTTGAATAACATTAGGGAAAAATATTAGCCTATCTTCTTCAAAATCATCAGCATAATAATTGTCTTCTCCTGTTTTTTGTAACCAATTAATTAACGCATTTTTATCAACTATTTCCGGTCTGCTAGTATTAATAAGTAATGTGCCAGGTTTCATTAATTCAAAATAAGTTTCTCCAATCATTCCTTTTGTGCTTTCATTTAGTGGGACATGAAGAGTTATAATATCATATTGTTCATTCCAAAAATGCTTAACATCTGCATTTATTGCCGTATAATTCATCCCAAAAGCTCTTGCGTATTCAGCAACCTTTTTCCCTATCCTTCCGAATCCAATAATTCCAATTGTCTTATCATTCAACTGCATACGCTTCATCTTAGCCAATTGTAATATCAAACTCCATGTATGCTCAGCCGTAGAAGTAATCTCACGTCCTTCATTTTGCTTCCATGTATCGTCAAGATATATAACGTTTGGTGACTTAACATGGTCTATGCCTGTGCAAGGACAAAACACAGTAGCATTTGTAACAACAGGAGTTAGCTGTGTATAAATAGCTGTAAAATCTGTTGTATATTCGCTTTCATTTGGCATAACAAAATCAAATACAGCTTCAAAAATTTCCTTTGCCTTATTGCAAGGCTCGTCTACTAATAATAGCTTAGGTCTCAAATGGACTCCTCCTTAAATTTATTTACGCTTACCACCTTTACCTTTGCATTTACCCAATATTATCACCTCTTCCATCTAATCTTCTTTATATAAAACGTAGGCTCTGCACCTCCGTTGTATACTTTTTTAATTGTAACTTTGCCTGTCCTAATTTTTTGAACAACATTTGTTATATACGATATTGTGCTTACGACAGGCGTTATTGTAGCACTATATACCATACTTACTCGTGCGTAAGTATTAGCAATTAAAGTTTTTATTATCGACCTTGTAATACTTGCTGACGATTTTGCATTGCCTGATATAGTCTTTGTTATCGCTTTATATATGCTTCCTGAACAATCAGCCATACCAGAAATAATCTTGCTTACTCTCCGCACAATACTTGATGTTATGCTTATGCTTGCTGACAATATCTTACCCGTAGTCCTTACAACACTCACGGAAGCATCTGCTCCACCTGATAATATTTTTCCTATGCTACGTATAATACTTCCAGAAGCTTTTGTAGTAGCTGTTAAAGTCTTAAAATAACCCTTGCCATATATCATGCTCCCAAGAATTGAAACATTAGCAATTAAAGTTTTTGTTATTGACTTTACAATGTTTCCTGACACTTTTATATTGCTTGATATTGCTTTAGATATATCTTTTGATATGCTCACCGAGCCATCAACTATGCCAAAAATAATCTTGCCTACGCTACGTATAATACTTGATGTTATGCTCATGCTTACTGATAATATTTTGCCTATGCTACGTATAACGCTTGCCGAAGCTTTAGCAGTAGCTGTTAAAGTTTTATTTGTTGTAGAGCCTCCACTTGCAGGATTATAAGTAAATAACCCACCCGAATCCCATACGTCACAATTCGTACTGGTAGGTGCATCAATAGTGGTAATACCCCCACTGTCCCATATTTTTGCTCCTGTCACAGCCATGTATTACCACTCCCTTATGCTTCTGTTTTCGTTATGTCATCTATATAGATATACCATGCAGTACTTCCCTTAACTACAAGTAACTCAAGCGTTATAAATCCTGCACTTGTCGTTGTACCAAGACTCAAAGATTTGCTTGTCCACGTCGTATCGGAAGCAGGCAGAATATCATACTCCGTTGTTTCACTAAGCCCATGCCCATCAGTACCCTTCATTATTCTCAACTTTGCCTCGGCTCCCGTGCTTGTAGAATCCTTATAACTATATAAATCAATCGTTATCGCCTTGCCACTCGTTACGTAGAATGTTCTAGCAAATGCAGATATTGGCATTGCAACCTTAACAGCATTGTTACAATAGCATTTTAAAGACGGTGCGGCGGTTCGATATACTGTAGAATCATTTTGTAACAAATTACCTGCCATATAAAACCTATTATCGCCAACAGTACCATTATAATTTGTAAAAGTTGCACTTCCAGAATTATTAGTTGCATAAGATACCTGAGTTGTGCTTGATAGGTTGCTCGTTTCTATTACTTGTCCTCCCGCTAGTATATCAGCGGTAGTATTGTTAGAAGCCGTCAAAGACTTTATTCTTAGCGGATAAGCCGCCTTAAAGTTAACGCCGTAAGTCGAGCAATATTTAATCGTTGCTGTATTAATTCCGCAATTAGTTCCACTTAAGTTACTTATGCCCGTACCTATTCCTGCACCATTAACTCCTGATATTTTTAAGGTATCAATTTCAATACCAACGCCTCCGTTAAGTTCTATAGCATTACCGCTTGTAGAATATATGTTTGCATTAGTTACCTTCGTGAAGGCATACGAGGTTCCACCAAATCCGGTTGTCGAACTAACCGAATTAAGTGTTGTTATAGTATTATTAGTCCCAGAACTTATGTACAAACTAGTATTATCATCGTTGTAAGAGTTAAGAGTATCTATATTGTTGTTTGTCGATACTGTACAACGATAGCACTTATAACAACTTATAAATGCTAAATTTGTTGTGCTTAATGTCGTTGAACCAATTTGTACACCATTTTGTATGCCATCCCCAAGATTATTGAACATAACATAGCTTAAGGTATTCTGATTGCTTCCAGTCGCCGCAAGTGAGAAATAACTAATATAACTATCCGAATAATTTTTGACTTGAATATTCTGAGTCATATTCATTACAAAATGACCACTCGTCTTATTATTGCTTAATGTACCAGTCAAAGCAACGCTTGTACCGCTTGAATATCCTGCGGCAATTAATAATTCTTCAGTTTTTGTCCTGTCCGTCTCATCCACAAGTATAATAATATCGCCTGCTCGCCAACCTGTAGCATCAGCAACGCTTATTGTCGGGTCTGTATCTGCTGTAACATTACCTGCAAGCGTAGTACTCATTGTTTTGCTTGCCCCAAACCAACTTACTTTTCCTGTGTTCGGAACCGTAAAAGAAAATTCTTTAGCCGCCAAGCTATCTGAATAATTAATCTTAATATCGAATGTTCTGGCAGCTGCCAATCTATTACTACTGTCGCCAATTTTAAACTCCCCACTGCTGCCTATACTTATATTCCCCTTCAAAGTAAGCGTGTAATCACTTGCAATATTATAAGGCACATCAAGCGTTCCTGTAATAGTAAGTGCCGTACCGCTATCCGCCCCAATAACTATATTTTGGTCTACAGTGACGGTATGACCGCTTGCTATCGTTGCAGTATCACCTTCACCCGGAACTGCTCCACCTGTCCATGTTGCAGTGGCACTCCAGTTCCCGCTTCCAGCACTTGTTATAGCCGACATTATACCGTCACCTCCTGCCCGAAATAGTTTGTCAAAGACTCGCTATCGTTACTGCTTATCCATATATCAATCATTGCAGTAATACTAGACAACCAATCCTCAAACTCGCCCGAAGTCATGCTTGCGTATACACTAAACACCTTACTAAGTATCTGATAAGGTGTCGTAACATCCGCATATAGGTCAATCCAGTCACTATCCATGACTGCCTGTGTTATAATGAGCGTCCACCCAGTAGCAATGGTATATTCAACTTTGACGTAATCTTGGATTAACTCATGAGTTGTTGCAAGTGCTTCAATATCGCTTAACTTCTGCCCTAGATATGTTTCTTCATTATCGGGAACCGAATATATCTTAGTAAATTTTCGTCCTGTCGGCGTAGTATACTCGACAAGGATTTTATCATCATATCGCTTTGTTATCGTATTTGTCCACGGCATATACTCACATCCTTAAGCTTGGTCAAAGACTGCATTAATCGTAAATGCTATGCTATCCGCTACATTGAGACTAATGCCTGTAAATGTCCCTCTCAAAAAAGCATTAGCAGTTGTTGAGCTTGAATCAAACAAGCATACTTCCGATATCGTGCCTGAGCTTCCGGAACAGGTAATTGTGCCTGTTACTCTATATGTATCAAGCGTAGTGTTTGTGTCAGCGTTTGTTGATGTGCCTGTTACATAGCCTTCTGCTCTTGCTGTCTCTAATCCAGCATCTGTCGAAGCTGCTGCTGTTGTCCCCGTTCCCCATCCGAGATATTTCGGCTCTGTTCCGCTCCCCATAAGCCTATCCGTTACTATCTGTAAGCCTCTGTTAACTACTACTACCGTATCAGCCATTTTGATATCCTCCTTTTAATTTCGAATATTAATCTTTTAATTGGATTTTTATGATAATAAGCTATAACGCCTAAATCTTCCCTTGTCCCATCCTTGCGGATGATAACGGCAGATATAGAGCATTCGCTTGTTTTGTTTTTAGCGGTAATCATATAATCACCCCTTGTTTAATAGCTTTATTTTACCTTCTTTTTCCATTTGTTTGATTTGGTAATCTTTGAAGCCTTTAAGCCTAAGCTCTCCGGCTGAATATATGCCACCAATCTTATAATTAAGCTCTGTCTCTATTTTTGGTCTAGGTCTACTCATAAGCCCATAACGTAAGCTATCTGTAGTATCTGTAATATCATGCGGCTCTGTTGCTGCATCCTCAGGCTTATGCTCGTCATAGCAAAGTTGCGGCAAATGCTTGATAAGCTGTTGGCAATTATCAAATATCTGTAGATATGGCATCTTATCCGGACTATCAGCCAAAAACTCATGTACACGCTGCCATCCGACTACTCTAGCATTATCAGCCTTAACACATGGTACGCCATTTTTGGCGAATGTCTCAGCTATACTCTCGCCATATAAGCTGTCAGTGCCTCTCTTTTGCCACATATCAGGTGAAGCAACAGTGTATGTTATATCCTCGTCACCTGTCATATCTTTGATGCGCTTAGCAAGCTCTGAGGCTATAGTTTGATTAATTACAAGCTCTCGATATATATAGATATGTTGGTCATAGCAAGCATACCAATATACTGCCGTATTATCGTTATAGCCAAAGTCAATGCTTCGAAATCGCTTCCACTCTTTCGAAAGCTCAAAAGGCTTGATAACATGCTTATCATGTCTAAATTCGCTGAACATTTGCCCTGCAAAGACGTTCCAATCTCCGTATAAGTGAGCCTTTTTCATGTCTTCCGGTAGATTTTCCAAAGCTTCGATATATTCCGGATTGTTTTCTAATAATATTGTATTATCGTAAACTTGAGCCGGAATAAAGATGTAATCCTCAGCTTTTTCTTTATTTTTGTATTCCTTATCGATAAACAAACGCTTGAACCAAGCGTGACCAACATTGCCGGGATTTGATGTGTAATACATCCTAGGCTTAAAATCTGTCCTAGTTGAGCGGTTACAGGTTATAAAAAAGTCTCTCATGCTCTCTGTAAAATGTGTAGCTTCCTCCATGCCTATAACGTCATATTCTTGTCCTTGATACTGGTAAACGTCAGCCTCATTGTCGCAGTAACCAAGCTTAATCCGGCTACCGTTAGGGAAAAGGAAAGCTTTTTCCGTATCCTTATAAGTTGCTATCCCGTACAACTCACCCATAAGCGGTATAACATGATTTTCTCTAAGTTCTGGTAAAGTTCTACGCAATAGTAATAATTTTAAGCCTGAGTAATTTAAGGCAAGCAATACAAATTTTCTTCTCATTGCCCAACTTTTACCTCCGCCTCTTGCACCTCCGTAAGCTACGTGGCGAGTATTAGACGTAAAAAAAGCCTCCTGCTTAACATTAGGCTCTCCTTTAAGCTGTAATATCATTTTGCCCACTCCTTAAGCTGTCCAGTTAATACAACTTCTAAAGTGTGGTTATTATTACTTTCTATATCTAAAGATTGAGCAGGCTTTCCATATACTCTATTAAGCACAACTTCTACAGCTTGCATAACTATCTTATCATTATCAGATGTGTTAATAATTTCCGTAAGCCTTTCTATCGCTCTAGGTACTAAGCCTGTTAAAGCTTCCTTTATTTCTGGCGGGATAGGTTTTCTCCCTCCGCTTTTGTTGCCTTTTTCAAAAGGTCTTCCCCTTAGCTTTTTAACGTTTACATTGCGAATTTCGCTAGTTTCTTCCATATCCTCACCTCCTGTATATTTTGGAAACGATTTATTTGCCTTTTTAAGCCCTCCAATTTTTGTTGGCAATGATATATCATTACCGATTTTCGCAAGTTTTTGTAACCTTATGTAAGCCGTACAAAGTATATCCCAAGGTCGGTAGCATGATGTAAGCGGTATTTATTGCCGTTAATAATCCATGTTAAGCCTTGTTTGTTATATCCAAGATTATCCAAATCATAATCCGTAAAATATACTAAGCTTATACTCAAAATCATCATCCTTTTTTGTACGGTATTTTTTGTTTTTAGAAAACACAACAACAAGCCTCTCGTTAGAGAGGCATATATTGTTTTTTGTTTTTGTTAATCTCTGTAGTTAATCTCTGGTAATGGTCTGTTCAATTTGAACTATTCGACTGTTCATTTTGAACACATGGTATCAATCCTAGCTTTGAGAGGTTTTCTTCGTTTATTCGATACCATTTTGTACGGTCTATTTTTAACTTGTTAT